CCCTCTCATCCCCCCCTTTATGGATGGTGCTTGATGCGTTTGTCAACGCACAAAATGGTCGATAGGCTCAAGCCTAGTTCGACCCATTTTGAATCGCGCTTGACTAAGCATACAAGCGCATTGGCGGACACAGTACTGCAAGACTGAGCAACCTTGACGCTGACTAACTTGGCTGTTGACAGTCTTCAAAGTCCAGCAACCTTGTTGTAAGCCAAGTAAGCGCGTCATGGGAAGCGGTAGTTCGCGCAGTACGACCGCCATACGAGGAGGATGTAGCATCGTCTAGGCGAGTTGCACATCCACAACTGCCTTAGTCTTCGTCCAGCGTATAAGGCAACTCTGCCTTGACGTAGCACATCTGCCGTACCATCCGTTGGATGCAAGGCGATGTTGGTGTTCCACATAGCACTCTGGACACTGAAGCACTACAGTAGGGTTTTGTTCGCCACATAAAATCATGTAAGCATACTAAAAGGACGTCCATTCCGAATGAGATAAGTTGGCTAATGCAAGGTGGAGTTACGTTTTTCTAAGTCATGTTACCTGACTCCTTCCAGAACATCAGGCCAAACCGTTCGCGCTCACTGTGCTAAACCGACCACAGTACTTGCCGCTGATATACCAGCCTCCGTCTGGTAGTGTCCCAGCCAGATAGTGCATCGCATGGCGATGCGCTTTTTGATTGGCTGGGCTTGCGCCCAGATGGGGCTGGGGCTTTGTTAATTGAGGTCAGATGGGCTTCGCTCCACTGACCATGCGCCACGTTCGAGAGGCAAGTATATCACCTGCAAGTTCGGTGGTTCGGAAGCACACTGGGCGAACGGTTCGTCCAGATAACCTAGAAGGAGTCAGACATGACTAAGAAAAACGTAAATCCAGCATTAGCACAACTTATCTCATTCAAAATGGACGTTGTATGCATACATGATGGCGATCAAAACGCCTACCTCCGTGCATCAGTATCCAGAGATGCTTGCTTCACATCCAACAACGGCATCCAATGGAAGCTACAACAGATGAGCGACATCAAGGCAGAGATAGCCACGCTGGTCGAAGGCGAAGGCCAAGAAGTTGTGGATGTGAACCTCGCCAAGAAGATTGACATCTTCCATCGTATGGAGGACGAACTGGTTGAACTACAGCTACGCCATGACGCTGACTTGGCTGTATACAACAAGGTTACTGGTGAAGACTGGAAGTCAACACCCAAGTCAGTCCGCGCCAAGAACGCACAGGCAGTACTGAGTGCCGCCAAAGCGATTGTAGGCTAACTCAAGCAAGGGCGATTCAGAAATGGGTCGCCCTTTTCTTGTGCCTATAGTTGTGCGTTAACGTATGGGGAGATGAGATATGTTTATCACGCTGACACAGGAGACAGCCCTCATACATACGTCACGCCGAAACAGGAATCAGTTCTGCATACACCTGTTCCATGACAACAGGGTGCTAGGGGCTTTGGTCTTTGCCGACAATATCACTTTCATATTGCGGCAGAGGTCAGGTCACTAGCACCAGAAAGGAAACTAAATGTTTTACATTAAGATTGATGGTCACATACTTGCTGAATGTTTTACTTGGAGACAAGCACTCAATCAGCAGACGCAAATAAAGCGTGGTCTTTATGATATGTATCGTTCACAAAAGAAGAAGATACCACACGAACGCATCAATCAAATTCGTATTCACAACACTGGTATCAATCCAACATAATCTAATAAACCACAATATGTTGTTGCTTATACTGCGTTGATGCAGTAACCTAATTAAATAGGGGTAAAGTGTTACGGTAGCACATCAGGCTCCAACCCTGAGAGAGTGGGTTCAATTCCTACTACCCCTGCCAAATCAAAAGGAGAACTAAATGTTATCGCTTCGTACAATCTCAGTCATCGGTGAGATATTCTTGCTTGCAATAAGCATCGTTGCCCTCACAGTTTCCATCCCCGAAATGATTTATTACGCACCGCCTCTGTTAGTAATTATATTTGTTGCTGGTGTCATCGGATCATGCATGGGTGTCACGTTAATTATATGGAGGATGAAATGAAAATCAGAATCTATAAGCGTCTTATATCAGGTAGGGTTTGTTTCTATCTGTTCCCTCGTTACCTCTTTACTAATTGTGGGTACACAGTGAAGTGGTTTGGTTTAATTATTACCCACAGATACTCAATCGAAAGGAGAACTAAATGAATATGATACGCCCATTTACAGAGAGCATTGACTCATCTGCTTATGACTTCCCAGTAGAGACAATGAACTTGTACGCCTCTAAAGATGGCGACCCTAACCTTCACACTGTGCCGCACAACATGGCACGGTGCATCATTCGTACCGATACCAATGAAGTGCTTGGTGTCCATGGTTCTAAGTACAAACCCATCACTCATTCCGATGTGGTCAACTCAATAGCCGATGCCGTTTATACATCAGCCGTAACTAAAGATTACGAAATCAAAATAGATGTGTTCGACAACGGTGCTAAGATGCGTGGCTTTGTAAACTTCCCCGACCTGACAATCGAACCAGCAGTGGGAGACATCGTTCACTTTCGTGTACCATTCTACAATTCATACGATGGTTCATGGTCGTTCCAACAATCAGCCGAAGGCATGAGACTATGGTGTCTCAATGGTTGCACCGATCCACTCACTGTCGCACGAACAGTTGCCAAGCACACAACCAACGTCAACGTGTCAGCTTCAGCATCTAAGATTCATGCTGGGCTTCAAGGTTTCTTCCGCAACAAGGAGGTATGGAAAAGCTGGATGACCACACACGTTGATGATGACATGGCTGAACAGTTCTTCAAACATAAAGTCGTGCGTGTAAAGAATAACACAAGCGAGTTCAAATATAACTTCAAGCAATTAGATAATCTAATGGGTTGTTGGTCAGAAAACAAAGCGCACTTAGGTTCTAACAAGTGGGCATTGTATAATGCGCTAACCTATTGGGCGACCCACACTCAGGGTCAATCATCTACCCCACACGTTGCCACTCGATTGCGTGAGTCCATTGTAGCCAAGGCTATCAGTGATACAGTCGGATGGGAACGAGCCTAAACATTATCAACCGACAAGTGATTGCCGCCCCCGCGTGGGGTAAGGGCGGCAATCATTGTCGCCATGCTAAAGGAGAAACTAAGCATGTCTTTAATCAATCAACTTCAACAGGTGCGTGACCAGCTTGCTGTCATTCACCAGCGTACCAAAGATGAATCGTCACAGTTTCAGTGGCCTGTTCATACTGCGCTGACATCAATACAAAATTGTGTCGATACATATGCAGAGGTACTAGAGCGTGACACTAATGATGACTCGCCTTATATCCCTGCGCTTCGTGAAATACTTCCAGCCGATATGGATGGGCTAACAATCAGAAAGGATAAGTAATGACTAAGCCTTTACTTGCTAAAGGTCAGCTTGAATTTATTGCAGATAAGGTCGCCCCTCTAATGGGGTGGCCGACTGTAATTCATCAACTTGCTGATGAACTTGCAACCGCTAACCCTAAGTTCAATCGTGAAAAGTTTATGACTCGCGCTGTTGAAGCTTGGGAAAAGCACAACCCACCACCAGAGATTGATGATGAAATACCATATTAAAGATAAGGCAATGACAGTCCAGCACTCAGACTTCTATGAGTGTGTGGATTGTAATGAACAGCATGAGAACTACAATGATTTATACCACCCGAACAATGAGACTGGTGGCTTCTGTTCTAACTGCCGTTCAGATAATATCAAAACACTTGAAGCATACACAGTTGTTCATACTCTGTATGCCACATCACCAGAAGACGCACTCGAAACATCCCTCGAACTAGATGGTTGCTGTCAAGAAACCACAGTGTATGAGGGAATCATATCAGAAAAGGAGAACTAAAATGAATGACCTCTTTGAAACTCAAGCCTATCAGTTGGCTCGTAATACCGACCCCTCGACTAGCCATGAGGCGGCAGAAAAATTAGATGCTACCAGATTGGAGGCTCTTGTTCTTAGCTACATTAAAATCTTCAGCATCGAAGGTGCTATATCAGAACAGATCGAAGACCTGATGTGGGTCAACGAACAAGTCAAAGCCTCATCTGTTACACCCAGATACAGAAAATTATTAGATAAAGGATTGATTAAGATTGATGGCAAGCGCAAAGCTAGGTCAGGTCGTAGTCAACAGGTGATGTATGCATTGCCCAAAGTGTAAGTCAGACACCAAGGTCAAAGACTCACGCTCGTCTGCTAACAATACCATAAGGCGGAGGCGTTTGTGTCTGTCCTGTGCTTACAAATTCACAACCTTAGAATGTATCCCGAGAGTGAGGGCAGTTGCGGAGGTAACTATAAAACCGAAGCGACTGCCTCACATCAAAGAGAAAAAGAAAATCCGCACAGTCACAAAGCAAATAGATTACACTGATGATATGACTGATGAGGAATTAGAGGCTTGGATATTCTCTGAGGATTGACGATTAACTGCAAGTATGCAATCGTAGCAACATGAAAAGTTACTATGAAATCTTAGAACAAAAAGCTACGAACTCAAACGTGTTGTTGAAGGATGCCTTTTTATTAGCTGGTGTTCCTTCATCAACTTACTATCGTGTTAAGTATGGTCAGGATATGCGGCACTCAACAGCATTAAAGATATATGAAAAACTTCGAGCATTACAAACAACCAACACAAGTGACAGATAGTTACAGTGATGTTGTCAATGAAATGGTTAGCCATCGTACTAGACAGAAGATGTCTCAGGAAGAACTAGCCCACAGAATAGGAGTCAACAAATCTTTAATCCACAAATGGGAGCAACACAAACGTGTACCTAGTGGCTTTATGTTTACTTGTTGGTTAGATGCGCTTGGCCTTACGCTCAAAATCTATAAGAAAAAGATTAAAAGATAGCGACCCGAACAAGGGCGTACCATATAAATGCGATGCTTGCTCAACGCTCACTCATTACTTTGTGTGTGTGCTTGCATCAATAGAACCAGTAGCACATCACACAATTTGTGATAGCTGTATGGAAAAAGGAGCAGACTATTGGCAAGCAAGAATCGCAGAAAAGGTGACTATCACGAAAGAAGAATCGTATACTGGTTACAAGAGCAAGGCTTCCAAGCGAAAAGGCAACCGATGTCTGGACAATTGGGAGGAGAATATTCTGGCGACATCATCTGGAAACTCAACGGACACGGATTGGTAACTGAAGTTAAGTACCGTGATGCCGCATCTTTTCCTAATGCTTTCAAAGTGTTAGAAGGAAGGGATGCTGCAATTTATAAACGTAAGACAGGCACGCCAAGAACCTGTGTTATATTTGACGGTGATGTATTTGAGAAGTACATCGCCCCACTTTTAAAGGAGAACTTAAATGTCATTCTTACTGATGGCAAAGGTAATCAAGGAGAAGATTCCTGATTGCTATGCCAAGTGGTTGATGGTTGTTCTGGCTGATTATGCTAATGAAGAAACGCATAAGTGTTGGCCTTCATTAACTACAATCGAAGAACGAACATCAATGAATCGTTCGACAATAACTCGCAAACTAAATTGGTTAGAAGAAGAAGGTTATGTTACTCGGCAACGAGGCAACAACAAGCGTTCTACTGTCTATACATTATACCCACAGTTAGTTGCAGACAGCACCCAGCTAGGTGCAGACAGCACCCCTAACCTATTACTAACCAGTAAAACAAAGATAGAGGACTGGCATCCAAGTGATGAATTGATTGTCTCTATTAACTCGAAGGGAGAAATCGACCATGACCTTGAAGCAGATCAGTTCCGTAATCACCACCTCGCCAAAGGCACAAAGCTCAAAGACATCGACCGCGGATATAGGTACTGGTGTAACAACGTCATTAAGTGGAGAGCAGAAAAAGAAAGCGGTAGCAAGGCTACTGGAAATTGGAAAGCCAAACGTGGTGGACACAAATCTTCTTTGTTCGGTGGAATCCATTCTCGGCTGTCAGGTAGTAGCTAAAGAAACAGTGCGCTATCCTAAGGACGGTGACGTTGACATCAGACTCAATGGCTACACCATATCATGTGATGACATACTGGCAGTTGATCGAGCGATGGGGGCGGTTGCGGCATCGCTCGTTCCCCTGCCAGTAGATGACATCATCAGCCAACTAAAAATGTTAGCGGCTCTTGTTGTCAAACCATCTGGCGAGAACGCAGATGATTACAGTGTACGCATACAAGCAATAGCTATGCAGTTATCTGAATACCCTGCCGATATTGTTGTTCGTGCAATCAAAGAAACGTCAGAGACTACAACCTTCTGGCCTTCTTATGCAGAGATATACGCCAAAATCAAATGGCGTATGAAGAAGCGTGAGCTTCTAATGGTAGCCCTCGAAAGAAAGAGGGTTGAACTTACTGCGTAATTGCAGTAATATAATCAAGATAGATAGTGGCTCGTTCAGGACTGTCGATGGTCGCAGTACCATAGTTAGTGGATACCTTCTCACTATCTATCACTAACAAAGGAGAACTAATATGGAACGCAAAGGTTTCTTGGGTGGCAGTGATGCCAACCGTATCATGGCTGGTGATTGGCACAAGCTATGGCTTGAAAAGACAGGTCGTGTAGAGCCAGATGATTTGTCTGGCAACATAGCAGTACAGCTTGGCAGTCATACTGAAAGCTTCAACCTCGATTGGTTTGTTGAGCAACATCCAGATACAAAAATATCTGCATGGCAATACCCAATGGAAATGAATTGGGAGGGCATACCCCTCAAAGGTACAGCCGATGCAATGATACAACCAGAGCCAGATAGTATCAGTCACGAAATGATTGAGTGCAAGCACACCCATGAGCGTAACAACATGGAGGCTGTGCTTCAAAGATATATGCCACAGCTACAATTCTATATGTGGGTGGGTATAAAAGATGGCATCTATGTATCTGTTATATTCGGTAACAATAGATGGGAATGTGTATACGTTAAGAAGGATTGGGATTACATCAACAAGATGCAAGTCCATCTAGTTGAGTTCTGGAAGTGTGTAACTACAGACACAGAACCAGCATCAACCCCAGCACCCACATCTATAGATAAGATTCCTGTTGATGGCATGGTGCGTAGAGATGCCAGTGGTGACAATGAGTTCATCTCTATGTGTCACGACTACATTAAGTTTGCTGACGAAGCCAAGACATTTGATAACGTCAAATCAAATCTCAAGGATATGGTCGGTGATAATGAGCGAGAAGTTTATTGTGAACTTCTCACAATCAAGCGTGATAAGCGTGGTGCTTTGCGCTTCACAGTAAAGGAGAACTAAATGTCTGACTTTAATAACCTAAAACTCTGGAACACGGTTTCCAAATCTGATTCGAAATACTTAAAGAAGGTATCATTCGGGTCACGTTCATTCACTGCTATTGACCCACAGTATCAGGTGCGTTGTGCAACTGAAGCCTTTGGTGTTATCGGTCATGGTTGGGGATGGACAAACGAAACTCGCTTCATTGACTTGCAAGGTGGTGACACTGCTGTAGTAGCTGATGTCTCTATCTGGACAGGCAAACGCGAAAATGTATTCGGTCCATTCACTGGATGTCGAACATTTTATAATGCATCTAAGAAGCGCATAGCTGAAGATGCACCAAAGATGGCTATCACAGATGGCTTGACCAAAGCCCTATCGCACTTAGGCTTCAATGCCGATGTGTTCTTGGGTGAGATGGATGGCAACAAATACCATCAGGACAGCAACAGCAAAACCAAAGATGAAGGAGCATGGTAATGGCTGAAGAATATGACAACACAAACTCAGGGGCTTTCTTTACCCCATTCCCAGAACAGAAGTTCATACTGCAAGGAAAGGTCGATGTGTTTGGACACGAACACAAGACCATCCTGACAACAGCAGAGAACAAAGACGGTTCAAAGCGTATAGATGTCTGGGCAAAAGTCGGTGCTGTATTCCCCAATGACAAGGGAGACAACGACAAGAAGCCCGATTACACAGGCTCAGTACAGTATGCTGGGTTGATGGATGAACAGGGCAAGTTCGGCAAGATAAGGATTGCGGCATGGAAAAAACAAACTGAGGATGGCAAGAACTTTATGTCAGCCCAAGTGTCCATGCCTCAAACTCAGGTTGACAATCAACCACCAACAGATAATAATCCTAGCAAGGATGTCGTCATTGACGATGACATTCCCTTCTAGGGTTAGTTGGGGGTTTGATTAGTTCTCCTTCCTCCAACAAGGGGCGAGTCGATGGGCTTGCCCCTTATTCTTTAGAGAACTAATCCACTCATATATTCTTTACCATTGTAAGTTAAAACTTCTTTGCGATTGCCAGTAGTTTTGTAACTACAATGAACCCATCCAGTATTGCCACCAGTATAATACTCAAGAATAAGCTGGTCGAAATCCATTGTCTCCTCAATGTAAGTAGCCAACTTGTAGTTATCTATACCAGCTATCTCAAAGTCAGCCGCCTCACCTTTAGCATGTTGAGAATGAATACTTGATCCGATAGCAACACATAGCTCTGGGCTACGATACCCACTGCTGGGGCTTATAGGCTTGTCAAAGTGCCATCTAATAGGTTCGAGTAGGTTGATACATAATTCTGTTAGAGCCTTTGTGTGGGCTTCTGAGGGCTGATTAGATATACCTTTGCGTAAAGCAGTCTGGCTTTTAATCATTTCATCTAAAGTAAAATTATCTGATAAGCGCATTACTTTTTCCTAAACCTGTCTAATCCTTTTAAACCAAGACCAGCAAGGATAGTAACATACAATATGTTTTGATACCAATCAGGTAATTCAGCAATAACATCGAACCCACGCTTTGCTAAGTCAGGGTCTATCCATGCCATGACACAAGGGGCAAGCACAACGATAGTTATTATCTCATCTTTCCAGCTAGACTTTGTAGACTCAGCCATGATTAGCTCCCACTTGCTATCATGCTGTGCCGCAGTCTTCATAATCTCTGACTTAGCTTTTTGTTTCTCGACCTTACCTTCAAGAAAAGTCTGGGCTAGGCTACCCACTACACCTAATAACTGTATCATTGTTTGTTCTCATGCCCCATCCAAATGCCAAACGCGCCTGTCATAGCACCCATGACAACACTAACGAAAGCTGACTGTGAAGCAGTAGGCGCATCTAATTCCATAAACCATTCAGCGCAACGCCAACTCATCATAGTCATAACGAGCATCATGCCTCTAGGAAGAAGCGCGGCTTTGCGTGAGTAGTCTAATATTCTATCTATCATGGACATAAGCTAACCAGTAAAAGAAGCCAACGATAGTAGACACCAGAGCTAAACAAAGAATACTAATTAAGCCGACTTCGATCCAATGCTGTATTTTTTTGCGCCTGTCTTCAGCATTTTTAATACGAGCTTTCCTAGCTTCAGCTTGAAATCTTACCCAGTCTCCCCACAATCCGGGTCTTCCTGTGTATATCATTAGCTGTTTTAAATCTTCTTCTTGCTGTTTAAGTTTTTCTAAATGCATAAATTCTTCTAACTCACCACCAGAAGACAGAACACTTCTCTTTCTTTTCTCGCCCTTCTTCCTTAAATCTTCAGTGGCGTTGACATAATCAGAAACTTTAGACCCAACATCAGCAATACTTTTGCCATTCATCAAAGCAGTTTTGATTACAGCAAATGCCGCGTTAGCCGCGGCAATTTCGGCAAGCATAACTAACCACGCCAGACCATCGTGAGCAATAACACGATAGTTGTCCCAGCAGAACCAATCATAATATGCTCTATTCTTTTGATACGAATAATAGTTTCACGCCACCGTTCAGCACACACAGCTTCATGCGTATCTATCTGTGACTTAACTGTTTGGGCTGTAGGCTTAGACATTAATCACCAACCAATGCATTTTTCTTTGTTGACCAGCTAGAAACTATATTAGCAATAGCAGTTTTAACTGTAGCATCGTCAGTGCGTAATGCTTTAAGTTCATCATCCATAGAATATGATGCACGAATTTCTGCAACACATTCCTTGTTGTATCGTTTCGCTTGTGGGCTATTAGACTTAACCCAATTTTTGTCATCTGTTGCTGTTGTTGCCGCAAAATCATCATTGCTCGATGAACATAAATCGGCAAAGCCTGTGTCCAAATACGCGAGATTGTTGCCGTACCATTCAGGTGCAGCAAACGCACTGTCGTAGCTATCAGGCTGAATTAAATCGCCTGTCCATTTATATAGTTTTTGAGCCATACTCGCATCTCCTTACGGACACATTTGTTTCCATTGACCAATAAAGTTTAAACCGCCATCACCTAATTGACCTTGTGCATTGTAGCCTCTGCCCCAGATGCGACCATCTGATGTAATCATTATGTGGTTGCCTTCTGAAGCTTTGTGATTTCCTGTACCATAGACTGTTTCAACAGTAACAGTAGTTTCACCAGCCCAATGAGTACCAGTGATTGTGCCTGTTGCGTTGAATGGTGAAGGGTCTAGGAAGAAGTTACTGCTAACAACATTGGCTGTAAGATTTTCATGGTAATCTAAACCATTTCCATAACCTGCTCTCCAAAGCCTTCCGTATTCATCTTCGAGAATGTGACATTCATAGCCCTGCCCATTAATACCATCGAGACCATAGACATGCTTGATAGCAGTACGAGGCAAACTTATATCCGTTTTTGTTGGAGCAGAACCAGAATCTGTAGATGCTACAGTATGGCTAAACAAAGTTGTAGTTTGTGGCTGTGTTGGTGACTGTACGTTTGTCACATTACCTAAACCACACTGACCACCTACGTTGTATCCATGAAAATAAATTGTGTCATCAGAATTTCCAGGGGTTCCACCCAATGACGCAACCGTATTATAATACGAATTACCTGCACAATAAAACGAGCTAAATGTTGTTGAGCCACCAGCCCTTGTCCAAGCAGACTTTGCAGTTAGATCACCAACTCCAAGTTGCCCGATAGCATTAGCCCCAATTCCATAAAGTTCACCAGATGTATTCAAATACATAGCAAAGGCTTGGACTGTTGATGCACCATAATAGCCATCAACATTGCAGACTTGATAAACATTGTCTTGGTTTGTGTCTGTCCATGTTGTAACAGCAGTGCCTTGGTTAATGCCATTCTGATTATGCCCTGTTCGGTACATATTACCAGAGCTATCTATACAGTGTGCAGACTGCATCCCTCCTGACACTGATACAATATTCGATACAGCAGATGCTAGTTGAGGATAAGATTGATTAGTTGAATTACCAATCCCTAGCTTTCCACTACCATTGTATCCCCAAACAAATAACCTGCCTGATGTATCAATCGCATAGCATGAGTGATACTCAATCGGACCTGCACTGTTTGTCTGATTGCCAACATGGAAACCTGCAATCTGGGTTGACGTTCCATTGTGTGTAGCATCAGGACCAAGTGTAGAAACTTTAGCAAGCATATAACGATCTGTTGTGCCACCTGTGCCAAGCTGACCATACGCATTGTCACCTGCTGTAAACAAATCACCATCCTTGGTAAGAAGAAAGACGTTTCTGTAAACAGTCCATAACCTTACAAAGTAATCACCATCTCTCATGCCACCACATTCAACAGAAATGTTTTGGACTACACCGCCTGTGTGTGTTTGTCCTGCAGATGACCCCATCCAATGTAGGTCATCATCACCAAAGGCAACAAGCTCATGATTTGCATTTAGATAAGCTGTCATTCTGTAGCCGTTATGCTGAACACCTCTGTCTGAACTTTTCACAGGACCACATGCTGTGTTAGGCGTACCGTCCTCAGGTATCCAGTTGTTAGCATAATCTGCAAGCCATGGACGAGACCCATTTGCGCCATATGTATTTGTTGCACTAGGATTAGCAGGGTCTTTACCATAATTAGATAGAAGATGTTTGTGACCCTCAAAACCTTTTGCTGGGGTAAAAGATACATCTGTCCCATCAGATGTTAGAACTTGACCAGCCGTTCCAACAGCCAATCGAACTTGAGTACTACCATCATGTGTAATCAAATCGCCGCGTGTAGTAGCAACGTTTGTACCTTCAACCATAAGATCCCAATAAGCCGCATTAGTAGAACTAGGCGCATTTACCGCCCAATATCCAACACTTGAGGATGGTTGTTGCCCAGCAGTTGGGGTGTTATTTATAAATCTGTATATAACGCCGCCATCTATAGCCAAATTATCTATCTGATAAATTGTGGTAGAGTTATAACTAAAAGCTGTTTGATCAATTTTTGCAAACCATGCATCTCCTGCGTAGTGAACTGCATCATTTTGTTGATAAACAGCGGCATTTGACCAAGTGCCTTCCCAAGTCAGTTTAATTTTGCCAAGATTTATTGTTGCCATTTTGCTCTCCTACGGCGTAGTTATCTGCAAAACACCATTTGCATTAATAGCAAACGATACGTTTGGTGATGCAAAGAAATAATTGTCATAATCATCTATATCAAAACTAGCGGCTACTCCTAGCTCACTATAATCAAGCAACAGTTCTCCAAGAGCAGTTGAATACAGAGCGTAAAATACAGCGTTGTTTGTTGCTGATGTAGCTAGTACATAACCAGTTTCACCTGTATTAACTTCAAGAACTTTACCTGCTTGACCAGTAAAAGTAGTTGGAAGATTAGCGGCTTGCAATGAAGTCGCCGCCGCTTGCTCAGATGCTAAAGCATTAGCTTCAGATTGAGCCGCATTAGTTTCAGATTGACCCGCATCAATAGCTGACTGATTAGCCGCCGCTTGATTAGCAACAACATTGTTGAGCGTGGTAATGGCAGGACCCGCAATGGCATCACCATCGGTATCGAATCCAAGCACATTACCAGCTCGGGAGGAAACTACTGGCAAGTTTAGAGTAGCATCAGGATCAGCAGGATTAAGTCTTAATGATCTTGTTGATGTATCTGCCAAATCCCCTGCGATAGCAATCAATCTATCTAATTCTGTATTCAAAGCCTCAATGTTAAACACACCAGACAACGGAAAGTCTGTGGTTCTTTGAAGCGGAATGTCTCTAGTGATAACTACAGTGCTATTAGAGCCAACAGGCGCAACAGGAACAACAGTGCTAATAGTTCCAGTAGAACCATTGCCACCAGTTACAGTAAAATCTGCACCTAATGAAATTTGCACACCATTTAAGTAAACATCTAAGTCTTCTTGGTCGAAGAAAGAAAAAGTAACATTAAATAAAGACTGAGTATTACCGCTTGTTACAGTATACGAATCTCTAGGTGTGTTATTATTTAACGAAATAGCCATGCTCGAACCTTACTAGCCAAAAAAAATTCACGCAACGCACAATTTAGAACCTACTTCTAGACATAGCGTCACCAGTTGCAGACACCATACCCTTCAAAAACCACAGCCTCATAAATGGCAAATTCTCTAATATGTTCTTTGAGCCTTCACCAAAGTTGCCAGACATAAATTCCATTAAGCCGTTGCGAACAAGATCGTCTGCAATACTAACACCAGCACCACCGTAACCAGTTGCAATAGAACCATAGTCGCCTTCTTTTGGCGTAACTTTTGGATTAATAATTCCCATTCCCAAATCAGGACCACCTAATGCGGCAGACGTAGACATTGCTGTGTATAGCTGGTCAGTAAACAAAGCCAATAACCCTGATTGGTCTATAGACCTACCTAGTTTATCTTGCCAACTCATCTGTTCCCAATATCTTTGGCTACCTTCGCTGTTAAATGGCTGGTTGTATTTAATGCTAAGAGACATATAGCCAAGCCCAACAGATAATGCCATTGCAGTAAATCTGTTACGCACCTGTCCTTGAGCATAAGCGGCAGTGATTTTGTTAGCGGCTGCAAAACTGTATGACATAAACTGAAACGGCATACCCAGCAAACCATTTTCAATTCGAGCATAGCCTCGAACCTTTGGGTCTTCTTTCATGCCTAACTTACCAGCAACCCTCATAGGTATGTGGAATATGCCATCAACAAGAACTGGTTTGTCTGCTGGTGTACCCATAAGAATTGTATTCATAATGCCACTGTTCAAAGAACCTCTGACATCATCTCTTAATTGTGTAAACACAGCATCAGTAGGCCATTTTTCAGTATTCAAAAGCCAGACACCAGAACCATCTGGTCTGGAGTTTTCGATAATGTTCATGTCAACAAGCTGTTTAATTTGTTTTGCTTGGTCACTGCCGATATTGTACCGACTCATGTACCCCAAATCTAAATCTGACAGTTTACCATTTGGGTCTGCGCGTCTTAAAGCCATGTCAACAATAGTGTGTGCGCGGCACATGCTGTCCATTTGCTTAAACACTCTTGTAAATGGAGCTAACAAATTCAGCATATAGAATACGTTCTTAGCTTCGTCTGCTGTTTTGTCGTAAAAGTTTTTGCTAAAGACATCATTAGACAATTCTTCAGTCACACGCATATGAGAAGAACCGTTAATAATATCTAGTATTTCACCAGATATTCTACCCTCGTAAGCGTTCATACGAACCCTTTGATCGCCCATAACATCTGTCAGCACTTTCATAATAGTGCCAAGCTCATGCTCCATTACAATCTTAGCTACGTCTGGCAAAGTAGAAAACCCAGCAGAGCCTAAGTAATTAAGCTGTGCGGCATCACGCATAACAGTTGCCAGTTTGTTGCTCCATGTATCAGGATTACGATAAACAGTACCAACAACTCTGTCGTACATAATAATAAAATCTTTGCGAACAGCGTTGATTTCATTAGTACTTTTACCAGCCGCCATCATTTCATCTTCAATATCTTCCAAGACTTCATCTAATGACTTTGAGTTAAACTTCTTAGCGTATTCATATCGAGGAGCAACACGATTAGTATACGCTTTCATAACAACAATGGGGTCGTTCTGAATAAAATCAAAAACCAAACTGTTAGGTATATCTAATTCTCTGTGCTTAAAATGCTTAGACTTCCCCATGCCAAAGAAAGACACAGGCTCGGCAGTTAAATCATCTAAACCTAAAATTTTATTAACAGTATCTTCTGCTCTTTTGCGAATATCTCTAGGGTCAGCAGACATATCAGTTTCTTGATACTTACCCTCTTTATCACGACTTACAATCTTAGGATTACGCTCGTACCAGTTTTCTAATATTTGAGTAAACTTTTCTTTATTAGCTAGAATAGCATCCCTATCCCAATATCTAGGGAACATATCTTCTGCATCTGGTGCAAGCTTTGAAACATCACTCAAGCCATCAAGCGTTGTAGTAAGCTCATCAATTTCTTTTGTGTATCTATAAGCGCGTTCTTCAAGAGCAACAAGATAAGCACGTTGACGCTCAGTCAATGTCTTGCTTTTCTTACCTGTCTTAAATTCGTTTATTTCTTTAGTTAATTTTTGCAAAAGAGTTAATTGATTTACAGTCAAACCTTTAGCTTGTTCTTCATCTAATAATTTCTGAACAATTTTAATTTTCTTAGAAATTTGATTATTAATATAATCTGTGTTCTTGCCTTCTTTTGCGCGTAGTTCATCGCGTATCTTTACTGCTTCAGCAAGTCTACGTTCCTTAAATATCTTAGAGTTTTCAAAAAACTTTCGAGTTCCAATCAACCCAACGTCTTCTAATCTCTCTCCCCATTTTTTGTAAAAGTCTCGCAACACTTGAATAGATTCGTTTTCTAAATCTGTTGCGCCTTTTTCACCCATAATATATTTACGATTAACTTCTTTAGCAAAATCATCAAATCCTCTTGGGCGAGTATCTGCAATTCTGCCAATAGGTGTTTTCACACCAGCAAAATCCGCAATAGTATTGTTGCCTTTTCCAGTTAATCTAGCAAAATTACTAATAAGAGCGTCCATAACTTGAACGTATTCGCCTTCACGAACCTTCGCCATTACATAAGCAGAGTGTCCATTTGTAAGACCGATCTTATTTAAGTTCATATACTGAGCGTTATCACCAAACGCATCTACAAATTTCTTTTTAATTGTAGTTGGTATGCTCCCTTGCAGTGCGTTCTTCATTGGAGTAGGTACAAGCTTGTTGTATATCCAACTGTTAGTGAACCAGCTATCTGCCAGACGATAAGGGTCATCTACAGCTTCCTCAAACCCCCTTACACTTTCCATTCTTCTAAAGATTTTCTCTTGCTTTAACTCAATTAAGTCACTTTCAGCCCTTGCCTTTGCTTTCTCAAGGTTGTCTAGGTCTTGCTGTTTAATAGGAGTTTGTTTGCCAGTGCGGTCAAAGTCTTTTTTAGTAAGTACTTCATACTTTCCTTTAGGAATAATAATATCAGCGTCAGTATAAACAACGCTCTCGCCCATAGTTTCTTCTTTTCTGGGGGGCAAAGCATCTTTATCAATAACAAAAATTACACCATCTTTGTTATCAGATGGGTCGCGTGAATAGTTATCGCGTCTGTAAGTGTAGTTTCTAGCAACCTCAAATGTTTCTCCAAAAGAAACACCATTGCCCCTTTGAGCATCAAAGTCACCAACGCTAGGACGCAACACAAGCTCACCACGTTTATTAATAAAAGATTCCATTGTAGGTTTTGGAGACTCAGCATCAACTACGCCTTTTTTATTAGACAGGTTTGTACCGTGATATACTTTGGTTGAGCCTTCTTGTTCTGTTTTTAGCGCAACATCATCTAGTTTTTCTGGGGTTTTGTTTAACCTAGCTTTAACTCTATCTATTCTTTTTTGTATATCACTAATAAATTTAGGCAAAGTTTTAGCTTCAACTTCTAAAGTCTGCTCATCAACAGTTCCAAATTTTCTTTCTTCTGGTTTGCCTAACTTAGCCGCGTCATCTTGAGTCACAGTTTTTGTGACCTCAATCATTTCCTCAATATCTTTAGTAGTTTGTAATTCAACTTTAGCCCTTCTTGCGGCTGGTACAGAAATCAAACCACCTATTAAACCACCAGTTACAAAAGCCGCACCAACATTTAGAGCAGATTCTTCAACAGTGGCTAATGGGTCGAAAGGATATTTGATTGCTTCTTGACCAGCTTGCAATGTGGCAACACCCACACCAGTACGCAATGCGCCTCTTGTCATCACCCCTGCCGCAGTTGCTCTTGCCCCTGCCGCAAAAATACCAGCACCACCAAAAGGCAAAGCCAATAAGTTAATGGGGTCAAAGACCCCAGCTACCACATTCTGAACAAAACCAGCGTCAGCCATAATCTTTCTTCTGTCAGAAGATTCTCTAATTTGACGTTTGAGAGACTCCATATGATCAGCATTACGAGCCTCAATCAAAGTACTGGCAAATTGTTCATACCCTTCCATGTTGTTGATAGGGTCAAAGTCTTTATCAAACCTATTGCCATAACGCACCTTGTCACCAACATACTCAATGATAGGGTCGTAGGTATAACCAAGGTTCGCACCAACAACATCTAAAAAACCAGTCTGAGCAGTGCTTACATCTGACTCAACATCAGCTTTTAAGGGGCTTTGATTAAAACCAAATGGGTCTACAACTAACGCATTGTTGCTCATAGTTTTCCTCTGCGCCTGTTATTCAAATCTATTTCATCTTGAGTTAAATAATCTTCCGCGCGAACTGGTTCTAAACCATTTCTTAAATCTCTTTGAGGGCGAACCATAAGAGGACTAGAAACTTTATTCCCTTCTGCATCTTCTGTCATGCGGAACAAAGGTACTAATTTGTTTTTAACAATCCCCATAACCCGATACATAACTTGATTGTTAGAATATCTAATAGGAACAAGAACAGCTTTTCTGTCTACTCCATCATCAGAAGCGGCTAACTCTCTTTCTTTAGCTATAGCTTCTGCTTTTCGAGACTGCCTCATTAACATTGTATTTTGAGGGCTTATAAAAAATGCCGCGCCTTCCCCCATATCTTGGAAGAAAGTGCTTTCTGCTCTTTGATTGTACTCAACATCTTTTGATAAAAGAAAAGAACCAGACTCACCACTAGCAGTAAATACTGTGCCACTACCTAGAAGTTCATCAACACTATCTACAAAGCCTTCTACGTTGGCTTCACCAACAGTAGCCCTTAAAGAAGCTCTAGACCTGTTGCCGTAGCCAGAAGAATAATCAACAACAAACCCTTCAGTTGGTAAGAATTGCGTATTGTAAAAGTCATCTAGCTTTGCATCCAATGTTTCAAACGTCATGCCGTTTTCAATCATTGTCTCAGCATAAGGCAAAAGCTGGGTCACAACATTTAAGTTGCCCTCAAAGTTATCTATTAAATAATCTTTTACATTATACTTTTCATTTTCTTCTTTATCTAAAGCTTTCTTCATGTTGTCTTGGAATACAGTTTTGTTTAAATCTTTTGCTACATCATCAACTTCATTGACTCTTGTAATAGCACTAGCCGCGTCAATGTTTTCCACATCCATTATTGATAACACAGTATCTAGTTTAGCCATTGTCTTTGCATCCATGGCTGTGCCACCTTCAGCTATAGCCAGATGATTAATGCTATAACCAGTCATGCCAGAAACTGCGTTTCGATTGTTAGCGTAGTGTTGTATTGCTACATTAGCTTGCTGTGCTGACAATGTTCCATTAGCCAGTTGAGTCATGGTACTAGAAAAAACTTCTGGAATTGCGTGAAGATTTCTTATCTGACGATAGACTTCTTTTGTGCCTGTTGGCATGTTTTCACTAGGCAAAGAGTCTTCGTTAGTAAAATAAAATCTATCGTTATTAGTTGCGTTACCAGCTTTTGTATTAATGTAAGCCTTTTGGTCTGCAACAGTTGAGCCATATGCATTGCTTCCAAATGCACCGCCTTCAACAACTTGACCAGCATTTTGACCACGCAATAATTCAGCGTCTTGACTTTCTTCACCCTTTAAAGTGCTTATTGTTGTTTTAATATCATTAGCAACACCCTGCAAAGCATTAGGGGATTTCTTGTTTGCCATCTCTAGCATAATTGAAAGCTGTTCTCTGTGTGACTCTGGCACACCAGTCATATTGCCGCCATTAGTTTTAACTGCCATGTATATGCCACGAAGCGAACGGCTATTTAATTCAACAACTTCTCCTTGAGCATTTTTCATAACGCTACTGCCATTACGCAAGCCATCTATAAAGCCACCAAAGGTAGAATCAATATGATTAGCTAAAGCAGTTGCTCTAACCGTTGCTGTAATTTTTTCATTACTTGGGTCAATGCTATCAATATAATTAAAACCACGTTCTAAAGTGTCTGCAAAGAAAGTATTATCCCCATTGTTATTTAATGAAGAACCTTCAGAACGAATTTTCCCTTGATTTATTTCATCAGCCGCACCAGTAAGAACATCTAAAGAAGTTTGAGATGCGGCGGCAGTATCTTCTTTGGCTTGAAGTTTTTCAGCTTCAGCACTAAATTTAGAAGCATCAACACCTTTAGAGTTAAACCAAGAACTAAAGGCTTGGTCATCAGTACCTCTAATATACATATTATTTTTAAGCAAAGAGTCTAAGCTTGGTTTAATTCTGCCGATAAATTCTTCTTTGCCTTTAATGATAGTACCTTGATTAAGATAAGTTTCTACAGCAATTAAATCAGTTTGCTCCATATTAGTAATGTCAGGCAAAATTTGATTAAGAAACTGTGAAGTCTTAATTCTGCGAGAGCCATCTAATTTAGTTTTAGATTCATCAATCTCTCTGTTTTGATACAGACCATCGGCTACTTTTTGCCTATCGTCTAATGCTTTTCTTGCTTCAGCAACAGAGTCTGGATTGAACGAACCAATTAAATCATCGCTATTTTCATATTCATTAGCCCAATTATTGGCACTAAGATTGTTGCTGGGGATGCTACTGATTCTGTTCTTTTCATTTATAGTGTCTCTAGAAGATTGAAGTATGCTTTCAGTAGAGCCATTTTGATTAAAGTAAGTAGTAAACGCCCCTTGGTCTTTATCAGGCTTATAGCCTTGAGTATCAATAATAGCTTGAATTGCCGCCTTTTGATCGTCACTCATCCATTCTGAAAATTCTTTTTTATTTACAAGAGCCTGTTTAACATTAGCCCATTTAGCGGCAGTCATGTCTTTGCCAAACACTGAAGTCAACAACGTCATAGAATTTAGTTGTCTGTAAATATTTAATTCTTCAACGTCTGTTTCTTTAATCTGCCTTTGCTCTGCCATGCCAGTTCTTTTTGCTCTCTCTGCGGAAAGAACTTCTTGATTGGCAATAAAGGTTTCAACAGGATTGCTAGAGTTTTCTAACGATGGCACGTTCGTTGACATGAAGCTTTCAGTAAACTTGTTCATACTAGGAACGTGGATAGTACTGTAGTCTTCTGTTTTCGATATAGAATCTTGCTGTAGCTGTTCAGTTTGAATTGCATTTTTGTCTGAGATGTAAGTGTCAAGCCAAGTAGTTAGCTCCTTAGTATCTGTGCCAACAACAAACTTTGAGTTCTGATTAGCTGAACCGCTTTTTAATACTTGTGTAACAGCCGCTTGCAACTCAGCAGTTTGAGCATCGGTATCCCCTTTAATCTTTGAAGTAGTAACCCCATTAGAGTTAATGGCAGACTTAATCTGCCTCATGGTTACTATGCCTAAGTCATTAAAGTTTGGAATCTTTGCTAAGAAAATAGATTTTTGTCTAGTGTGCCTTAAAGACTGCAATTCATTTTCGTATGCTTCGCCAACTAAAAGA